ACTGCAACTCACAATTGCTGCACCGGTTGAATATGATCGGTACACAATCAACTTTTCTTCGAAGACCCACCCTTCTGAGACCCGGGGTTTGGAAATAAATCGCAAACCTTACGGGCAACAAGTTCTTTAGCCTTTTTCTTGGCTTCTGCTCTTGTTTCCCTGGATCTTTTGGGAGTGGGTGTCGAATCTGGCCTTAGAATAGGACCTGAGTACATTTCTTCAGATTGAGGAGTGCTTTCCAACAATTCGTTGAAGGACTGTACTACTTCCTCTGAGAAATCCACAAAATCTGTGACTTCGGGTAAATCAAACTCTTTGGGAGCTAATGCTCCACCTAGACCTTTCTTAAAAAGATCAAGGTCAAAGGGTTTAGATTTAAAATCCAAATTCACATATTTCAGGAAATCTTCCTTAATGTTCAAATCCATCAACTCAACAATATGTTTAGTTGTGGTTTGAGCACTTGGCAAATTCGACATTCTTCGAAGAAATTCTTCTCTAAAAACTTCATAGCTGAAGTCCTGTCCCCCCTGGAAAAATCGTTCAAGAAACAAAGAATCAACCTCCTTTTGAAGGTCCTTCTTGATCTTGTGATCAGAACAGGGAATCTGGTAAGTGTGAACAAAAGCTATAGTTTTCTCTTTTGTCGAAAGGTAGGGAATAGAAAGACAACCTGACATAGGCTTCATCTTCTGGAAGAGATCGTGAAGGTAACACAAAATCTGTGTTCTTTTCGATTTCTTCGTCAGAGCCTCTTTACCCCATGAAAAGGATAATCCTCCATGACTGACCGGGACAGCTATGTCCCTTACAGTACGAGAGAGTTTCATCCGATTCACGGATTTAAAGAGTTCCTGAACTTCCATAGATGGAGTTTCTGCCATGTGTAGTTCTAAATCCCTAAGGCATTCACCGAGAACTTCGGAACGACGGTCCAAAACACGTTGTTTTCCTGAGGAGATGACTTCCCCATGATGGATTAACTGTGAATTCACAGTACCAAAATGAGGATGTACATAATTCTTTCCTAATGAAAGTTCAAGTCCGAATTTTTCGACTTGTTCTTTCCATTTAGGATAGAACACCTTAGGAGCTCGAATAAGAATGTCATCACCATTGATCAAATATTGATCAGGGGTGAGACCACTAAATCGAGCAGTACAATCGTTTAGGAGACAAAGTAAAGGAAACGAGAGGAGACTACCCATTAACTGTCCACTTTTCTGAAGTACCGGGTTAATACCCGATGATCCAGGATAGACAAGTAAATGGGGAGAAATCTCTTTCATTGCCCAACGCTTTGTCGGTTCATGATCGATTGATTCTAAGATACCCTGTAAAAGGGCCTTCGAGGCTTCAATCGAAAATGAGTCCGTCGCTGCGGAATAGTCCCCAGAAATCCAAACCGAATTAGGAGTGGAATTATCAAATAATCGCTTGACAGCGGTATTTAGATTATTCGTTCCATGAGTTAAAGTAAATTGCTTTTCTTCACCCATGGCCTCCCACATCGCTCTCTGGAGAGGTTTCAAACAAAAGGTTTGACCAATTCCTGCTGTGATTGTTCGAACCTTTAAGGGTTCAACAATCGGAACCACCCGGACCGGTAACGGTCCTGGTGGTGGAAAAGCAGAAAAGGTTAGACCTTTTCTTGAAACCCCTCCCTGCTCCAGTCCTTTAAGAACTGATTCAGGGAGACCCGATGTTCGAAGGAGAGGAATCAAAGATTCCCCCTTCTCTTCTCGATTTAGGGTTTTCTGGACCCAATTCCTCCGAATATTCTCATGCCAGAGCTTTCTTCTTGAATACTCAAGAAGAAGCTCCCTCGAATCCACCAAATTGATGGGTTTCCAGTGATCTAGAAAAGATCCCGTCTTCAACCTATCCGTCATTAATGAGGGAAAGGTCAGATAATTACTATCGCTAACCTGAGCGTCATAACATGACCGCTCTGCTTGCGATGAACCACGACGAGTAAAGTCAGGTTTCTCCTTAAGTGTAAAAACACCGGAGTCCTCGACCGTAATCGGATAGTGGAAACGCCTCCAAAATGAGGTCTGATCAATGATCGGAGAACCGTTCTTTTTATAGACCTGGTTCAGATCTTGATTGTATCTCATATTAGAGGTAGTAATTAAAATTGAAGATGAGAATTTCATTCCTTTTTCACGGAGATCCGCCATCGGGAGAACATAGGGACAACAAGACACCAAGGTCTGAAATTCCTTGACGTCATTACCCTCTGTAGATTGACCAAGGTCATCAAAGATGGTAATCGGTTGTCCACTATAACCATCCCAATGGTCAACGTGGCAGGTTCTTTGGTATACTAAATCTTTTCCTTTTACACCAGGGAAGAGAGAACTCAGGATCGCTAGAAATCTAGATAGAACTGAGCTCTTACCCTTCCCTGGCTGCCCGAAGAGACCTACTACGAAAGGTTCGACACGATCATCTGGATCTTCCCCTGCGGGAAGATCCACCAAATGGTCGTGATAAACCAGGTCACCCTTAACTCCTCCTCGATTCCGAGGGAAAGCAAAGGTAGCCTTGTTCGTGGGAAAGAACCCACGATCATATCGGTAATATCTCCTCACCCTCTTCCCAAACTCGCGACCTCTTTCTCGAAGTTTTTCCAAAACTTCGGTAGAGATGCCGCGATGGGGAGAGGAGAGCTGATCTCGGTGTTTAATGAGGGTATCAAGGATAAAATCCTCAGGTACCTCCTCACATAACACTTTTGATTGTAAACAGGAAAAACAGAAACGAATTAATCCTTCGGGCGACAAAAATGATCGAACTTCCTTCCAGACATCTGGAGGAAACAAGATAATTGAGTCACCCTGAGGTAATTCGTTTTGGTCCAAGGATTTAGAAACCAAAAGACAAAGAGAATTCTTTATACACTTAATCAACTGGGACTCCGATAGGTCCTTCTTCTTCAATTCTGAGAAGATTTGAAGAAAAATTGCCGAAAGGAGGTTATCTGGTAGGGGTAACATTAAGTTACTCCGGACCCGTTGATTACACTTTAGATTTTTCAAGCGAAACATCTTCAGTGTCAGATAAAGTGCATAAGAAAGTTTTAGAGAGTGGAATACTAACCTTGGTTCCTTAAAAACCAAGGGAAATATTCCATTGATTGTGTCTAGTGGAACATCGTAACGGAGAGCGAATCTCGAATAGGAAAATTCCGGTTCGAGTTTCTCAATCTTATAACGATACGCCACTAGTTTTGATTCTTGTTTTGTCTTCTTACCAAAATTTTTCTCATTTATTAAATAGGAAAAACCTTGGTACTCCTCTAGGAGGCATACATCACGAAGATGTAGAAGACTTAACAGAACCCGATCAAGTTTGTTTTCACCTAAGAAGTAACCTCTTCGTAAGAAAAGGGACTCAAAGGTTTCAACATCCAACTTGGAGCATCCAGCCATGGTAGGTTTACGCCTACCGTCGCTTCCGATCTTTTTCCGGATCGGAGACGTGGTTGATTGTTCTGAAGTATGGGATACTCCCCATTGGCTAACTAGGCCAATGAAGAGGGAAATTCCATTGATGAAGAGACTGAGTTGAAAATAACAGTAGGTGGGGGAGCCCACTTATTTCAACAAACATTCCATC